GGGGAGATGTTTGATTGGCAGTACGCCACACATATGCTAGGTAGGTTTGAGCATGAAGTGTTCGCGGACCAAGATGATCTCGTTAGTCGCACGGACTATGATAAGAACCTGCCGGTGCGCAATAGTATGTATTACACAAAGGCCGAGTTCGATGCTGAGTATGAGAAGGAACTGGTGTTGGAGGGTGAGCGGTTTGGTTACATATGTGCAAAGGCCGTGAAGACGACCGGGCAGCCATACCACAACTTGACAGAGATGGCGCTGACGAAAATACCCACTGGTAGTATCGGTGCGAATGGAATAAATGAGCATGCCGCGGCGGAGATAGACAAGGCGTACCTCAACAAGAAATTGGCCATAATATACCTCACCAAAGGGGAGGAAGAGGCCATCAAGTTTAGCGAGACGCACGCACGGTCCGGATGGATGTGGAAGCTGGAGATCTCCAAATTGCGGAATCTCGTGCCCGGCACACTCGGATTCTACCTGAGTTCAGCACGTGTGAGTGCTTACGGCGAGGCTAGGTTCTTGGGAGGCCTTAAAGATGTACCATTGATGTGGAGTGAGGCCCGTAAGGAACAGGACAACCATAGGTTTTCCGGGTGGCAGGAGTTTGGGTACGTGGCGTGTAGAGATTACAAGAATTATAACATATGCCACAAACATGAGAGGATGCAATTGTTCTATCGTTCTGCTCGGTTGATGGCCGTTAAGCTAGGACAGTTGGAGCTTGCCGCGGATTTTGAGCACATGGAGAAGTGCCTCGACGACGTTGGGGTTTACATTGATGGTGTTTACAATAAGTGGGAGTACGGGTTACAATCAGGATGGGGACACACAATGTTGTTCCACTGTGTGCATAATGCCTGTGCTGGGCGAGTTGCTGCTCGTATGGTAAAGCAGATGGTGGGGTGGCATAGGTATGTCGCTTCCCACCAGGGTGATGACAGCCGCGAGGTGTGGAGTAATGCAGTTGCTGGTCCATTGGCCCAAGCTATACTTGACGCTGGTGGTCAGGTCGGGCAGAAGGAAAAACAACACTTTGCTAACGATCGTGGTAGCTGGGCCGAGTTTTTGCGTGTCTGGTACAAGGGCGGAGTGACTCGTGGATCTCCGCTGCGGATCATCGGTGGATTGGTATCATCCGACACCCAGCATTCCACGCACGAGGGTGGCGTGGAGTCGATCCGTGCGATCGTAGATATCACTAACGATGTGTGGCGTCGGCAAGGCGGCTCATTTGGTTGGCGACGGTCGGACATGACTGCTGTGTTGGAGTATTGGGCGACCAGTAACTCAGAATTTAGTGAACGTGGTGCCACGGACTGGCGGGTATTGTTCAGCGAAAGATTTGGGCTGGCATCTGCCCCATTCCCTGAACTACGTTGGTCGTGTCTGGGAGGGAAGATAACC